TCAATTCCAAGCCTCGGCTAAGTCCAAAAATTCTTCTAAAACCAAGGATTGAATTCTGGTTTCCAGTTCCCATTTTTTAGTATAAAGTATACTTCCTGCATCGAATAGATCCACCTCAATGGTATCGGCCAGTTCCGAAAGTTCTTCCGCATTCAGGGTATGAAATATGTCGTTTGCATCTCTCCACTCTGGAAGACTTTGAATTTTTTGCTTGGAGTAGATACTCAATGTTTTTTGAATATTCTCCAAATATTTTTTTCCGGAATCCCAGACCAAATTTCGACATTTGACTTTCCCTCGATAGGATTCTAATTTTGAGTTAAAAATAAGACGGTTCTCCGCCAAAAGACCAGCTTTTCTTTCTTCCAAATCGATCATCCAACCCGAGTCCGTATATTTTTGATATGGTAAAAAGTTTCCGCTCGAATTCCTCAAAGGTTCCTGTTCCGTTTCTTTTTCTGAATCGATTGCGTCTTCCCAACTCTGTAGAGTTCTTTCGGACATCGTCGTCTTGTTGTAAACCTTACTCGGTTCGAAATCTTGCGCAATTCCATTTTTGATTTCTGCAAGAAATGATTCTCCAATCTGTGGGTTATAGTGAAGCGCAAACACAATTTCGTGTTTATTTGGATTAAAATTTGCCCACGCGTTTATACCGGACATTTGGTTTGAATCTGCGTTAATCCAAACTACCCTTTTATTCGATTTATCTAATATATAATTCATTATGCTACCCGCACCTTGTATTTAACCGCTATGTATGCGGGAGTGGTCTCGTTACCAACTCGCGGCGATCCATTTACGCCGTCAGTTATTGGCTCAAGAATTTGCAAATTGGAATTACCTGCATTTGTCCCGCCACCGTTAAGCCAGTAACTTCCAACACCTCCAATCATGCCAAAAACATTATTATAGCTAAAATTAGTGTAATGTCTTTGAAACTGATCCTGTCCCGCAAATCCAACAGCGCCACCATCGTAATTTCCACCTGCTGCCTTAGCTCGTGTGCCGTGTATTCCTGCACCTCTTGGAAAAATACCTCTTCGATCTGGAACGTTAAATGTCGTCGAACCGTCACCAAAACCATATTCAATATTTGTAATTATATCTCCAGTCTGAGAAGACGTGAGATCTATAATGGTTCCAGTTTGAGTCAAAGAAATCTGAAAATCATTAGTCGTCGGATATCTTACATAATAATTTGTAAGGCCAGTAATTCCACCTCCAGTAAAGGCAAACTTAACAAGTTGTCCTTCCGTGAAGCCGTGGGCGTTTACAGTGATTCGATCCGTTGCTGGAACGATTCCAGTTACCGTTTTATGAACCAAGTTCCAGAGAATTGAAAACGTAGTTCTTGAAATGGATTGTGCATTCGCTTCTTTAAATATAGACGACGGTGCAATATTCAGATTATCTTCTATAATGCTTCCCAAAGGAATGAGTAGATTCAAAATATTTGCATCGGTTACGTCGATACGATCTTTTGAATACTGATCATTTTCGTATAATCGATCAATTTCATCATCAATCAAGTCCCCGTCCGCGGGTGTATTTTTAGACCAAGTGCGTGTTTTTGTCGGATTAAATACTGCCATTTTCTTACTTTAACTCCTGCTCAAATATTACAAAACGTTCATGCAATCTAAAAGGTTGTTCGATCTTAAAATAAGATCTGACTTGTTCTTTCATTTTTTGCAAATCCATGTCTCTAAAAAACTCAGATTCAAGTCCGGACCCGGTTTTCTGAAAGCCTTTTTTCTCGCAATATTGTAGAAGATTCGAATGATCTGAAAAGACGGCCACGGGAAGCGTTTCGATCCTTGCTTTTTCCTTACCTGCGATTTCAATTGTAGTTTCTCTAACTAAAATTTGGATCATAGGAACTCCTCATTTATTATAAAATCATAAACTATTAAATTGTCTTTTGGTTTTGAAGGAAACGTTTTAAGAAAAAGTAAATTTCCGTCTTCATCAAATAACCCGATCTCATTGATACTTTGTCCGATAAGTTCAGACTGTTTGATTGTTGCCTTGAAACTTCTTGTCCCATCTGGATTGTTTTGAATTTCAACAAGCTTTCTGAAAATTTCGTTTTGAAGACCTGCATCCGTGTCTTGAGGAGATCGAGGAATTCCAGATTCGAATCCACTCGTTCCGAACGCAATTTCATACGGTTGAATTCCGACATTGTCTCCGGAGAGAATCGTAAAACCGTTGAGCGGCCATGTTCCGTCTAAGATTGATGAGCGAAGGGCAGAACCATATAGCTTTCCGGAGAGTGTTGAAGTCTCAAAACGGTAGTTTATAATAGAGCGAACACCACCTGCACGAATTTGCGCTATAGCCTTGTTAAACTCAGGACTTACTACGACAGAATCAATCGAACCGGAAAAAATGACTCGAATCGTAGCGGGCCTTTTAGAACTTCCCGAAAGTGGATACTCTCCGTTGAGTGTCAAAGATCCGTCCAGATACATCGGAATTCCAGAATAACATAACTCTTGAATTTCGTATAACGTTCCAGTTCCTGCGAGAATCTGAGATCCGATTTCGTTCATCGAATGGATGTCACCTTTCGATTTTTGTTTTTGTCGGGCGATCGAAAGGAAAATTCGAAATCGAAAATCATCCATTCCGTTTCGTGGTTGCTTCAAGTTCTTGCCGATAAGGTCGAGAATCGCACCGCTCTGAATTCTATAATCTGTTGTGCCTTTAATCGATACTAAAACAGAGCGCACTTCGTTTAACAATTCGAGATCCGCTCGCCACTTCCTTCCGATTTCCGAATCCGGATCACGGGTAAAAAGAGATGTCGGATATTTTTGAAGTATATCTTCGATGGTCTTCATATAAAATTGACCTGTATGTTTGTGGTAACGAGTTTTGCTCTTTGTCGGCTGCTAATAATAAGTTCGTCTAATGTTGCAGGTGCCGAAAGGCCAACCTTGACCGTCATAGATTTGATTCCAAGCACCTTGACCGAATCGTATTCCGAAAGACCGCTCTGAGAAGCGATCAACTTCCACGCGAAAACATCTTCGCCGGTTCCGTCCCCTTTATATGAGGTTGAAATCGGTCCTATTGTATCGATACCACCAACCACTTTGATACAATTCGTTTTTACGATGGATTCAGAACCCGTTTCCCAAAGTGAAAGATCTCGAACGATCCCGACCGTAACAAAAATTGGAACATCTGTAGGACGATTGAAGTAATAGGTTCGGGGAACTCCTTTGTTATCAATCAGAGTAGTCGTATACGTTCCTATCGATTCAATTCCCCCGGGCCAATTTTTTGAGAAACAATCTCCTATTTCTGCCGGCGTTCCACCTTCGATGACTGCTTCCATTGAGTGAGGATTCCGACCTTCAACGTCTACGAAATCAGTAACGTTCTCATAAACTCGTGCGGAAAGAATGGATTCTATATTATTCAACGCGCCTTGAACGTTTGCGGCTGAACTCCCTCCGTTGATTCCTTCTTCAAGGAATCGGTTTAGATATTCTGAATCTGTTTCGATTACTCTTCCGCCTCTTGCCGGTTCAGGATTGGTCACTGAGTCGATTCCAATCACGGCTGTGTTGATCGTAGTAATGGAATTCGCCTCAACGTTGCCCGTGATGCCATAGTCGATGAATAAGGCTTGTGCATTGAGTAGGACGACTCCTCCTGAGACGGTTCCTGATTCTATGGTGATAAACTGCAATCCACTTCCTGTTTGACAGATCGTTCCTATGTTCACGAATGATCCGTTAACTCCGGAAAAACGTAAACCTACTATTGCCCTCTTCGCAGGTTGCCTTTCTGAACCAAGAGGATTCAATACTCGATCTAATGAGACACCTTTTGCGGTATGAGCAAAGTTTGAATAGAAGACGTCTTCAGCGAGTTGATAGATTTCATCTAACTCGTCCGCTAAGATTTTTATCCTAACTCCGTCTTCGCTTAAAATAGATAGGTCGATGTTTGATCCAAGATGAGTCCGATACTTTATTTCTAAGTCGGCGAGAATTTCTTCTCTGGATTTTCGGATGAATCCTTGCTCTGTGACGCCAGCCATTATACTTCCTCCTTTACGATTCCAAATTCCGTAATCGCTGAAAACTGAATCGATAAAGTTCTTCCATTATCCGGGTTCTCAATCGTCTCAAGACTTTCCAATGAAATGGTTTCAGGGTCTTTCAAAATGACTCTCTTGATTTCGAAGAGGACTCTTTCTTTCGGGATCTTCGTTGAAAAGATTGTATTCCAATCAACTCCTGTCAAAGGTTCAAAAATTGATTCTCCAAGAGTAAGTCGAATTGAATGTTTGATCCTCTGTGAATAATATTCCAAACCTTCGATTACGACCGGTCTCCCGTTTACTCGAACGATGTCTCGGTTTTCAATTTTCAAACCTTTCATCCGATTTTTACCTTTCCTGAAAGAATTTGGTCCACTTCCGCTTTTCTTAGATTGAGTTGAGTTATAACGGAAGCGGCGAGACCAGCCGGTGAGCCGGGAACGGTATTCGTTGTAAACGCGGAAGCGTTGTTAATGAAAATATCGAGAATCATTTTTAGAAGTTCCGCTAAAGTTTCTCCTAAGACAGACGATTCGGAAAGATCGATGAGTCCACCCCGGATCTTAATTTTATCGTCATCGAGTTGAATCAGAGATTTACCTTGCTTGTGTCCGATCAATAATCCGGAAAGATTGGATGTGATTGCAGGTGCGTCGAATTCTCCTTTGAATCCGGATTGCACACAGGCACTTTGAAGATCGAATAAAGACTCTGATGCGACCGAGGAAATCCCGCGAACTGCGTCGGACGTATCATGAGTAGAGAAGGAAACCCAAACTTTATCTCCGCGCTTGTAGTCTGGCTTTATGAAGAAATCACCTGCCCATAGTGTTCCTACTCGAATATTTGAAAGGACTGGAAAGTCGATGTCTTGTCCTTGACCGTCTTTTTGTTTTAAAAGCAATTTCACGTTAGCCGTCATCAATGTCGGATTAAAAGACTCAATTGTTCCAGGAAGACCAACCTGAACTTGCGTGAGACTCTTTTTAATCGCTTTAAGAATTGCTTCGTCAAGAGTAATCATAAGGCAACACCTCCAACTCGCTATAGTTTGTAGTTTGAAAAGTGGAGAATCTATGTTTTCCTTTTACGATTCTACATTCTCCATCCAGATTTCCTCCTTTTACTGCGATGACCATATTCAATTTAAACTTATGGCGAAACAGGCTTGTGATCTTCCAAGTCTTTTGGCTTTTCTCAGGCACTCCGATAAGACCTGAAGTATTGTCCAAGAAAATAGTGGAGGGTTTAGAAGGAGGATCAAGTGGTGAGATATATAAGAGGCCGTCTTGCATCCAATATTGTGAACCAGTGAGATCGCAGAAACTTTTGATACATTCTCCCAATGTTCTCGTTGCACTGAAATTGATGACTTTGTTTTCTCCTAAGACAATCGTTCCCGGTTTTATATTTCCTTGAGTTAGAATATCCAGGATTACGGTTTGAGCTGGAAGCCTACTATACGTTTTCATAATATAGAAACTGTTCCAAGATCCTGCGTTTGCTGAGATAGTGAATTCTAAGATTTTGTTCGGTCCGTCCTGCCTAAACTTTGGATAGATGACCTCACCTGAAACCACAAGACCGTTTTCATCTTTGTATCCTGCGCTTAACAATGCGGTCGGATATAGAAAACTTGGACCCTTGGATTTTGCACCAACCAATTGAATCGTGTCCTCGTTCACATTCATAAGAGATACTTTCGTCAAATTTAATGCAGAAAGATCGGATTCAAATTCAAGATTGAAAGGAGGATAAGTGAACTCTTTTCCAAGTCCGACTTTCGGAAGGATTTCTAAGGAAACGGTTCGGCCAAAGAGTTTTGGATTTCCGATCATGCTTCCTCCACGATATAAATCTGAACCGTAGATCCAAAAGTTGTTTTGTTCACCGGGATCTCGATAAATTCATCTCTATATAAATCTTCGAGATCCAGAGGGATCAATTTGATTTGATTTGGAAAACCTTCAACAACGGCATGATTCAAAGGAACTCCGTATATGAGTTTTGTGGAAAATAAGGTTCTGCCTTCGGAATCTCGAACTAATACTGAAATGAAATCGCCAACTGAGTTGTAGTTAAATTCAAACTCAAAATCCTTTCCATCTATTTCGTATTCGTTACGAATGGGAAAAGTATCATCAGTTGTAAAAGTAAGTATTTGAACGTTGGCATTGATACGTTTTTCCTTAAAAGAATGATTTAAAAATGTCTTTCTTTGCTGGATTTGGAGTTCCCGATTTTTCCGTTTCTTTGACTGGCTTCTTTCCACCGGCCTTAACAGCATTTAGGTTTCGTGTTTTTGCTTCAGCAAGTTGGATCGGGTAAAGAGAAAGGTTTAGACTAACGTCATTCCCTGTATTTTTAGATTCAGAAAATGTAATGTCTCCTAAAAGGAGATTCGGAATTTCATCAATCGATCTCCCTAAGTATCGCTTGTCTGGATCATCCGGAGCAACATACCGAAAAAAGGAAGGTAACATAGAAAGGATTTTAGTAATGATTCCTCCGGTTGTATAGCCGAGCATTGTGAGGAATGTTCCATTCGTTTGCCAACGAATCAAGATCTCTAATTTATCGTCTACTTTCATTTCTATAAAAGAAAAGACTGAGATGGAGGAAGTCAAAAGCGCATTTAAAGTAATGCCTCTTTGACCAGGAATGACATGATCCGTAACCGAAGTTTTACCTTTTTCTTTTTCAATCGGATGCTGTGTGATTTCAGCCGGATAAGTATGCTGAATATCAAAGGAGACGTTCAGTTCTATTTCATCGTCTCCATCTGTTAAGGCGATTGTATCTCGGCCTGCAATTTTACTTAAGACTCCCATTAGATCGCCTCCGGAGAAAGGCCCGATCCGAGACCGATTTTGATCGCTATCTTTTCCAGTTCTCGCTCTAAAAACTTGGCAAAGATTTGTGCGTTTTCTTGTGGAGAATCAGATCCTAAAATTACTTTCTCAATATTGACACTGATCCCTCCGGAAGACTTGGATCTTCCGAGTGATCCTAAATCTTTTACTGCAACTAAATTGTCATCGGGATGTGTATGGATAACTCGACCCGTCTTCGTGATGATTGCGTCATTCACATTAACAGGATCACCAGCTTTTCCGGGCGTCCCTGCACTAAAAAGGCCAGAAGGAAGGATTCCGCTGAATGCTTCCCTGATCTTTGGACCAATCTCTTTGAACAGATTTTCAATCACTGATGGAAGAGACTTAAACCAATCAACGATTTCATCAAAGTAAGCAAAAATGAAAGAAACAGGAAAGAGAGCCATAATGATAAACTTTCCGTATTTCTTTGCCAAATTGATTAAATAGTCGAACGCTTGACCAAACAGTTTTTTCAGATCGAAATCCTTGAAAGGTCCTAAAAAATCACCTATGATTGATTCTCCTCCGTCCATCCACACCAAAAGAGAATCTACAATCAAGACGATTGCGGCGATCGTAGCCGCAACAGCCGCGCCAATTGCGATAAAAGGAAGCCAAGGGGCAATGGCCGCCCAACCAGCCGTCGCCATTCCATATAAAGCCGGAATCATACCACCTGCGGTTGCGGCGGATGCCGCGATCATCTTGGCCGTTATAGCGACGAGAACTCCCGTAAAAACGGCTCCAAAGATGACGAGACCGCCTTTGACGCGATTGACCGAATCCTCTCCGATCGTAAAATATTCTAATATACTAACAAACATTGAAAGGAATGGCTTCATTCCATCCAAAAGGATTTTTCCGAATATCTCCTTCAAATCTCCCATTCTCTGATTATATGCTTGAAAGATTGCTGAAGAAGATTTTAAGTGTGAACCATAAGCATCTTGAAGCGCAGAATTTTCTTTGAGTGCGGTAGAGATCAGCCTTTCTCGCGCAAGTCTCTTTGATGTTTCTGTCATCGCAGAATTATTGATTTGATTGAATTCTTTTGTATAGGAAGAGAAGAGCGCGCCGTTCTTTTTAAGAAAATCGTCGGAACCGGTTTGAATGGATTGATAGGCTTCATTCATGGAAGCGGCCAGATCATTGCCAGTGACTTCGGCTACTTGTTGAAGTCCAGAAAGATTTTTGGATATGAAATCGACTGATATACCCGCTTTCATTGCGTCGTTTGCAACCTGCGAAAGACTTCCTTCGGAAGCCAGTCCCTTTGAACTTTGAATCGTTTGTGTTATCGCAGATTGAAGTTTTGGATATTGTGAACCGGAAAGAGTTTGGAGGATTCCATTCTGTTTTTCTAATGCGGTAGCCGCTTCTATAGACGCCGTTGCAAATGATCCTATGGCAAAAGCGATTCCGATCGCCGCAACTTGCTTTAACATTCCGGAAAGTGAACCCGCACTATTCGCTGTATCGGACATTTCTTGATTGAGTTTTTCAAGTTCCTTATCCGTAAGCCCGGCGGCTTTCGCTGTAGCGGCTAACTCCGACTCAAGTTTTAGTTCTCCACGCGCTTTTGAAATCAATCGCTCTATGTTAGATTCAGTTGTCTTGAACTTCTTTGCGAGTTCGGAAATTGCGGGATCTGCTTTTCCGGCAAGACTATCTCCTATTGCTTCGCCGAATTCTTTAAAGCCAGCCGCCTGAGAATCGGTGAACAAATCAAGAGAACCGCCAAGATCGGAAAACTGTTTTTTCACTGCTTTCAGTTCTTCCTGATACTCTTTCAAGGCGTCGGTTGCATCGCCTTTATTTGTCTTAAGAGCTAAGTTTAGTTCTCTCACTGCCATTTTAATTCTCTTTTGTAGTTCCTTTCCTACCTGAATCCCACTAAAGTCCAGCTCCTCGGATCATCTTTGCGAGGACTTTCAATTCTTCTAACTTCTCTTCCGCTTCTCTCTTCTTTCTCCGATCCACAACCTCCATGATTTTCGCATAAAGAACAGTGGGCGCATCCTCGATTTCTTTTTGACTGAATTGAGCCGCTCCAAGAATGAACGGCATCCAGATTTGTAATTCTCGATCGACTTCTTCATCTATCCATTTGAGAAAGTCATCAATCGAAGGGACTTCATCAAAATTCGGGAACCGGTTATTCCAACTCCCACTTAAGAAATCGATTCGCGATATGCAACCACACCTCCACATGGTTAGGCTCAATGTTGTCTAACGTAGGTTCGAAGGAATGATCAACCGGCTTAACGCTAAACTTAAAGAACTTGTCTAAGAGTTTGTCTTGGTTTAATCCTTCCGTTAGAGATATGGATTCTTGTCTCCAACGTAAAGCCTTCCGGTTTCCTGGATGTTGTAGTTTGTAACTTCTTCCATCCACGAACTGAATCGTTGCGACTTTTGCGTCGTCGTCAATTTCGACGAGGACCGGGTCAGACGGAATCGATTTCGACTTAGATTCAGATTTTAGTTGAACTGTCTTTCCTGAATATTCGCCTACGTTATGTTTTACTATGGGATCTCGTTCATTGGTCATGTTGTTAATACTCCTTTGTAGTCTGGGAGAAGGAAGACCCAAGTCCGGTCCTTATACTCCTTCCCGCGTTCGATCGTAGGTCGCTCCCAAACTCTCCCTTGTGCAGAGAAGCCGAGCATACCTCCGTCGGACTTGTCTTTCATCGTGAACACGCAAGGAAGACGTCCTTCTCCCATTGCGAAAAAGAATTCATTTTCGGGCGAGTCTCCCATAAGAACGATCGTAAGTTTTACTCTTCCATCGTAAACTTCGGAGATATTCCAATCGCCTTTGATTCCGACTTGCGACATGATGTATTCTTTCGTAACGGGTTCGATTTTAAAGAAGCCGTCCGCTTGGCTCATTCCTGAAACTTCACGTCCGTTACAGTTTACGTTGAGTTTCTTTGGGTCCCAAATTCCATTCATTCAATTGCTCCTTTTAGGTAAGTTCACCGTCGATGTCGACTTCGTTGATTGCTCCTCTTAAGCGACATGAGAAAGTGATGTTTGGAAGAATCCGATTGTTCCTATCGTTAGTCGGAATCTCATCGATCGTTTCCGGTAAGTTGATTTTGTATTGATAGTCGCCGAGATCGGAACGAGCTTTGTCTGCTTCCGTTTCTACCAATGCGATAATACCTTGAACACCTGCTTGAACGAAAACTTCTCTCATCCGTGCTTCGATCATTTGAATTCCTTGAATCGTATAAGGAACGATGTCGGAATTTAAGAAAAGGCTTGTGATGTTCTCTTTCAATCTTGCTTTCAGCCACACACGGTTTTCAACGACATCCGCATAAACCTGAGCGGTGGAAATTCCTGGATAGGGAACTTGCTTTCCGCCAAAATCAACAATCAGGTTTCCTTTATCAGAAAAGATTGAAGACGTTTGCGAGTTTGTGTATCCGGAGTTTTCCACTCCATCCAGAGGCAAGTAAGCATAGTTATACGATCCCACTCTTCGAGGAGCCGTATTTCCAACCCATGCACTTTCCGGAAATGAGTCTGGGTTCTTGTGAAGCGTGATATATTCCCAAATTGAATTCCTTCCCACAAGTGTCGTGAGGTCGTCTGTGCAGGCAAAATACATCTTCTCGATCGATGCGAGATAGTCAGCTAACGCGAGAATTTCGGTTTTCGTGTGGGTTGTTGCGACGGTTTTAAACCAGGAATCTTTCCCGGAGTTTCTTAAACTCGCGATTTCTTCCGGAGCGTTAGCCCAGGCGGTCAAAAGAAAAACTGCAACTGTCTTCGGTCTTGGAGTTTGTCTGAAAATTTTCGTGGCTTGGATGTATTCCTTATCAGAAGAAGAAAATCCAAGTTCAAGAAGGTCATCCGCCGAAGTGATTTCCATGTATCTTTCGTAGGTCAAAGCGGCTTGAGCGAACGCGGAAACAACTCCGCTTCCGATATTCACAACCTCAACAATATCCACGATCTTGGTTGCACCGGAAACGTTGGAAACCGCTTGGGCCGCAAGTTTGATTTGATGAGCCGTCGACGTTGGAAGACCGGTTCCGTCTGTTGCGACATTGACCGTAATGATATACGGATCGTTAGAAGCACCGGTTCCGGAACGAACAACCGAAAGGGAAGTGTTGTTTCCAGAGACAACGTATTTCACTTGAACATTGACAACTCCGGAAGTTGCGGATTTCCATACAAGACCGGCGGAGCCGCTTAAGACCTGTAAAAAATAGACCGGTGCTTTGATCCCTAAGATCATTGGCAATCCGAATCCCATTTGCGAAACGGGTGTGTTTCTTAGGAAAATATTGATCGAAATTGGATCAATTTTGGAAATGGTTTGTGCGCTCATGCTTCCTCCTGAAATTCAACCGAAGGCGCGCTTGCGGTTGCTTGAACTTGTGTTTCGCTTAACTTTCTCGATTTGAACATCACATCAAATCCGGTTTTGTATTCATACTGCACGGATTCTAAGACTGTTGTTCGGTCTTGCACGTCAGCATTGATGAGTTGCGGAGTGATTCCGAACTTTTCGCATTCCGTAAGTCCCTCGATCGAATCAAACCAATCCAATGCTTTTTCAGAAAGGTCCCAACACGTTGCGATGGATTTATCGTGTAAAAAGGTCATGCTGATAGATGCTTGTTGATTTTTACGGGATACCTGCTTGAACTGATCAGGATCAACAGTTTCAATCCAGGAAGACGCGCTCTTTGTTGCATCCTGGTTTAAAACGAGAACCTTATACGAACCGAAAGGATAGTCGGGGGTTTCAAAACCTTGATCACCCATATCAATCTTGATTCCAGGATAAGATGCTCCGAGGACTCCTTGAAGTTTTCCCATTACGGAAGTTATATCTTCGAATTTCATAATTTGCGAATCTCCTTTTTGCAAACGTAACGAATGAATCCGGCTTCAAAGGTCATGTCTTTAATCATCGTTACGACGTATTTCACTCCGTTAAATTCAAACTTGTCCTCGTAATCAATTTGAAGAGCGTTACCGAGCTGATAGAAGTTTCGATCCTCTGAAGTATAAGATCCTTCAGACATCGCGATTAACTGTCTCGTGCTGATAGTTGTTACCGGAATATCCAAATCGATTCCAGGTGCGTATTCAGTGACCGCTTCACCCTTCGCGTTTTTCGTTTTAGGTAGTTTCTTGTAATACTTAACTGGTCGAATAAACGGCTTGAGAGATTCGGCAACACCTGTAAGACTCATGCGGCCACCTTGCCGTTGATTGCGTAGTTGATCGCATTAAATAAACGTAACTTATCTCGCAACGGTTTTGCGTTTCCTTTTAAACTTGTAGTCAATCCAGAGAGGTCCTTGAATGGAGGATCGTTATTTGCAATTCGGTTTCTGATTTCGGAAACAGCTCTTAGTCCGACACGATGTAAAACTTGTATTGCCTCAATTTCGCCGTTCAAGAAATCTTGGATTCCTTTTTCGTATTCTTCAAAGACTGCGTCTTGGAAGGACTGCAAATCAAAAGTTCCTCGAAGCCAAGATCTCTCAGGGATGACAATCTTCTTCGTAAGTATGAAGAGCGGAGTCAAATGACCACCTTCCAACTTTGCAAGCATCGCAGACGATTTCCCTTTTTTTGGAGGAATAAACTTAAGACCTGGGATACTTCGAGGACTCTTTCCGCGAAGTTCCGGAAGCAACGGAATCGCAAGCCATTTTGAATTCTTTGGTCTTATTACCGCGCCATATTCATTGGCTCCGGCACTTACCAAAAGATCACTCTCAACGGAACCGACAAGGCCGACCGTGATCGTTGCTGATTCGATGAATTCCAAATCCTTGATGAGTTCATCGAGGTTTGTGTTGTCTTCTATAATGGCGGACATTATAAAACGCGTCCTTTGAATCCAAGAATCTCAGTCCGTTTTTGATTATAAAGATCAAGCCAAGAAACTTGCATACCCGGTGAAATGTTGGTATCGTAGTTGCGAGAAATTCCATCCGCCGATTCCGCCATAACTTCGTTTTTCATACGGTTCGCATTGAAGAGCAAGTAAGCCGCTCGGGCGCGTTGAAGTTCATTAAATCGCGGATGAGATTCAGAAAGTGAAGTGTTATCGATGACGCTTGCGACTGCATCATCAAGAAACAACTGAAGTTCTGGGTCCGTTAAGTCCGCGATAGGATCTCCGACATACGCTCTAAGCTGTGCTATACTTGCTCTTGGCATGGTAGTTTCCTTCTAATGCTTAAGCCGCAGGAGCCTTGTGAGTTCCGTATCTCATCACAATTCCTTTTGGTTTATACACATGAATTCCACCGAGTTTCTCTTCAGCTTTGACTTTCATGTATCCATCGAAATCATCCCATAGAGATTCCTTAACTTCAAGATCAGAAGCCAAAATGATTTCCGCCACATCCGACGAATCATCGAATAAGCAAAATCCGCCAACCAGATCGGAACCGATTTTCTTATTTAGGAATTTGTGAGAAAGATCTTTGGTCCGGATGAAACCACGAGGGAACATCAAGTCTTGATTACTAAGCAACCACTGAAGAGTTGTCATACTGTTCTGGTTTGAGATCGGTCTAAGGAGCCACATATAGTCTTCATCATCGATGAGACAGCCTGCGGCTTTATACAATCCCGAACCTTCCAACTGAGCCTTTGCATCGATAAAATCGTTTAAAATCTGCTCCGGAGTTTTGTTCTTAAACAGATATTTATCGATTCCCGATCCGCTTCCCGTGTTGGCAACGTTATCTTGTTGAATCCCTTCCCAGTTAAACAGTCCTTGTTTGATCGTTTTTCCCGCGAGTTTCAAACCGTGAAGAATGACTTTGTTCTCTTGTTCTGCAACAAATCTTCTCGTCCCGTTAAGACGTTTATCTCTAACCGGATATTCACTTCCTTTTCCAGATTGTCTCCGTGCCTCTGCCTGGTCTAAATCATCTTGAGTGATCGTAAAACCGGCTCTGATGACAAAGAGTTTGTCGCCTTGACTTCCGGCTTTTTCTCCGATAAATGGCATATCATTTGAACGAACACCGGATTCGATTACTTGAGCGGAACCTGTATCTTCCACATGTTCCACAGTATAACTGTGAGAGTAAGAAGGAGTATCTTCGTTAATTTTAAAGATCGTTCTTGCTACGAGTTCGTTTTTTCTCGGAGTAAGAATCACTTTCTGAACGTATTCGGAATCCGCTTTTCTATATACTGCTTTATCTGCCATGTTGATAACCTCCTTAGTTATCCAACGTTAGGGAATACACACCGGCTGAAAGATCCAGTTCGGCAGTTCCTACATCTGATTTACGTGCAAACTTGACTCCGTTTACGATTGCGGTCTTACCGGGGATTGCCGTTTTCCTGAATCGACCTGCAAGATTTCCACCTTCGGCAACGATTCGAATTCGAACAAGGTCGGTCTCGCTTACTGCTTCTTCACACGGTATCCAAACAGTGCCTTTTCGAATATAGGAGCAAAGTTCTCCGTCGTTATACGCGAGATTATCAAGATCACCGGCGGAAGTTGAGAAGGAGGTTACACCATCAAAACGAAGGTCTGCCGCAATTTTGGTTAACGCTGTCAAAGAAGAGGCTACGACAACTCCAGAACCGTCTCCAAGAAACGAAACACTGATTGCAGAATTGATGTTCGTATTTGCTTCGAGCGCATCTTTAATCAAAGTAGCCGTTGAAGTAATAGCGGCGGAGCCGTTTGTCGCACAGTTTACGGTGATTACATAGGGAACGGATTGCGTTCCATCACCGGTTATCGTCACACCCAACGTTGCGTTATTCGTTCCCGGATTCACGATAGCAAAGGAAGCCCAAATATCAGGAGATTTCGTCGTAATTCTTAGTCCTGAATTTCCAGATCCAAAGTCTTTCGTATCTTGAACCGCATCGGCACCAACAACGGAAATTCCTTCGCCATCTGCAACGAGCATCACTCCAAAACCAAAGGGTAGCCGTCCTACGGATGCAACCCCCCCTCGTTTTTTGAAATCGTCCGAATCGCGGGACTGAGTTCCGTATAATCCAGGGGTTTCGTTATACAATCCACCGTCGGGAACCGATACGCCGATCATCGCCAACGAAGTAAGTCCGAAGAGCGAAAGGAGATCGAATCCTCCAAACGGAAAGAACACTTTAACAAACTCTAATGGCTCCACATTGATCAAGGAAAGACCGAATGTAGAAACAAATAGGAAACACAGGAATCCTAAGATGAAGTTAAATTTCATCACTTCTTCTCCTCTATGGCGTTCAGATTTAGTCGACTTGCTTTGATCTTTCCGAGGTCGTCCCCGTCCTGACGAGGTTCGCCACTTCGATCGGGTTTTTGAGAATTCCCTCCACGAATTGCGGCCTTTTCTCTGGCAAGTTCAACCGCTGATTCAAAACGAATATTCAAAGTCGTATCATCTAACGAATCGAGTCTGACTCCTTGTTGTGGAGGAAATGCTTCGTTGATGACAAGAATCTTGAGTTCCCTTTCTGAAACTCCATCCGTCTTCGCTTCTGGTTTCAGCGATTTCACAGTTTCGATAATATTAAGTCGTTTCTGTGCAATCGCGTCTTGAGTTGCAGGCATCAGGGTTTGTTGAAGAAGTTTTTGAGCCTCTTCAAATTGTGCTTCGATAAGTTTAATCTTATCTTGAAGCGTCTTGATTAACTCGTCTTTGGTTTTGATTTGATCCTGAACGGTCGACGCGTTCTTATCCGCTTCAGGAGTGACTTGCGGAGTCGGTTGTGTTGCGTTTGGATCTTCCGCCGCGTCTTTTCGCGGCTTCAAACCGAGACTTGAAAAGTAATCTTTAATATCTTTTAGAAGCCCGGTTGTTTCGGTTTCGGTTGGGTCTGACATATTCTCTCCTTGAGAAGAATCCGTTCTTATAACGGCAATATTCACGTTATCCGGAATATCAGCGTGATCGAGGTAAGCACGAACGGAGTCGCCAGCTCTGCCTTTTTCTAATTGTGCCGAGTGATTAAAACGGATATTCCGTTGTCTCACGTCGTATCGTTGACCTTTATAAACTCCCGGTGTTGGGTCTAACACTGCACGGAATCCAGGTGAGACCTGTATTTTTTCTCCGCGCCTTAGAGAGCCTTTGAGATCTGCGTCCCAAATTGTTTGTGTGGTGTGGATTTCATCGTCCTTCACCTGAACGGAATCACCGAGCGCACCTTTTGCATACAGTTTATAGTTCTTGTCTGTAATCAGTCCGTCGTTATCCGAAACAGGAGGATGGTTATCGCACACTGGTCTCCCCGGTATAGACGCGAGAGTTTCCGGAGAGAATAAATCTTCCGGGAGTTTTGCCTCTCTGACAATTCTTCCATCAGGGTAAACATAAGGGAATACACCGGCACGAGCGAGGACGAGAGGACACCTTAAGAAAGTTTCATCCTCTGTCAGTCCTTCAAGCTCGATGGTTGCAGAATCGTAACGAATCGCTATTTCCGGTTTCACGCATTGAATAATAACGTAAACCTACCGGAGAAACAAGGTCGCAAGGTCACACAAGAGGCCGCAATTTCCGGCGTTTTTGATTGAGATTGTTTGTTGATGTGAGAAGGAATTTAAAAAGTTTTATTCTCTCGCTTTGGTATCCGTTTCCATTTGTGCGGACATCGAAAGATTAAAATCAAAAATGTTTTGCGCTTCATCTTCCGAAACGTTTTTAAATTTCATTATTGCGGCGACAACTTCATTTCTCGGCGCGGTCGGATCTCCAAGTCTTCCGTAAAGTTCTGCGATTTGATCTTGAGTCAAAGTTGACAATATGTCTGAAACCTTTTTCACTTTAGATAACCTAACTTCTTAAAAATTTTATCAAGGGCATCTTCAACAGGTTCAAAATCCTTTTCATCCCAGTAATGATTCACAAAGTTCATGTTACCTTTTTTTTGAATCTGTGCAATAAGATTTTGTGAATTCGTTTTCTTTGCAGTCCATAACTCCGTCGCTCTCGCAAAGAGTTCTTCCGTTGAGAGAAGATATGGAATTAGTTTTCGCTGAGTCGAATTCAATGGGATAAACAACTGATTTTGAGGGATCAGCATCTTTCCAGTCATTCCAATTTGTTTAAGGCGTTTAAATAATTCAGTGTCCTGAACAACCTTCTTAAATTCCGAAAATTCAGGAGAAGCACTTTCATATCGCCCCGGCTTTCCGATCCAATTATAGTCCATCATGTGTCCAAACTCGTGAACAAAAGTGGATTGATGAACTTCTTTGAATGCCTGCGATCCATTCAATTCAATTCGATTTGTATTCGGATTGAACAATCCTGAAATATTCTTCTTCAACATGGAGCCACTCAGATAATGAACGCTTGCCGTTGCTCTATCCGGAGGAAACCGAAGAATAGAATCAAGATCGGAAAGAGTTTTCTGAATGTTTGCTTGGATCGTTGGATCAGGAAGATTTAAAGAAATCGAATCGGAAATCGATATGATTTTCTTTGACTGTGGTCGCGGGGGAAGTTGAATCTGTGACGGGCTTTTTGGGGGGTTCGATACTTTTGGAACAGTTCCCTTCGGACCCCAGGAAGGTTCTCTAAAACATCGGCAACGCCAGTCATCTCCCGGCTCTAAATGCGCGGCTAATCCGCCTTTCCGTTGAACTAAAGGAGGAGAATCCCAGGTATAAAATTTATCTGCAACGTGGTAGTGACTGTCACGAACTCTTGAATCTTTTTGCGTTCTCCAAAAATATCCTGGGAAACCTGCCTTAGTCTGTCTCAATCTACTTTGCTGGTTAAAAAACTTTCCCGTTTGATCAGTTGCCCAAAATTCCGCTCGTCGCTCTGAAATGCCGGTGGCGGCTTTTATCTTTGCGGCTATATCTTCGTATTTCAAACCCTTAGAAAGACCATCGGTTACGATTTTTTGAACTGCTTCGAAGTGATCTCGGAATGCGTTTGAAGCAAGACTTGTTTGCTCCTTAATCATCTGATTCACTTTGTCCCAAACTTGAGGAGATTCTTTCTCAGGAATTTTTATAGCGGGGACTCTGAAGTCTGATCGGTTTCCACCGACAACCCCGGCGATCGGAGGGGAGTTCATATTTCCATACTGTTTCTTAACGAACTCATTTGTCTTATCCCTTGACCACGCATCGATGAGATGAACGTTTCTTTTTATTTGAGATTCAAATTCTTTGCGAGGAACAAAATCTCCATATTGGTCTTTGAGTTGAATGAGAAGCCCGCGAAGATCAGAAACATCAAGACGGACAACCGGAGTATAGAAAAAGGAATCGGCACGAGCTTCACTAGTACTAGTGTATTCTTTTACCTGTTTAAGAACTTTCGAGTTTATCTCTTCCGCAAACTTTGAAATTTCTGATTTCCAGAGATTTGAATATTGTCGTTCCAAACCTAACGGATACATCGATTTTCACCTATTTCTTTCGAAAGACGGAAAAAGCGGTTTAAGACAGAGTTTACAGAACTCCTATTTTGAAATAGAACCTGTTCAGCTTTGTTCAGCAAATACAAAGACGACCAAAGATAGCCCTCGGTAGGGAAAACCCCGGAAAATGCCCTTTTATTCGTTTTCTGGAACATGCAATTTTACGATTGAACAGGAATTGAATCCTCTTCAGAGGTTTGTAGTTCTGGAGTAGTAAAATCAAGATGCTCATTATTGTCTTGATTGTAATTTCCGAACGCTTCCATTTCCGGAAAACGCATACCCCGAACATCGTCTGGCATTAACACATTTGTTGTGACGTAAATCTGATCCGCTTGAGCATTCTTGAGTCGAATGTCTGCCTCTGCCGCCTCTGTAGACTTGATTGTAGATTTGAATTTGAAATTCCAATCTAAGGATTCGTAGTCACCTTTCAGGAGATTATAGATCTCTCCTTCGGTGGAACGAATCTTCAATTGAATAAACCGTTCGATGATCGCCCGAACCTTCAGCTCTTGAAAGCGAGCTACATCTTCATGGTAACTTATCATGTCTGAAGGATCGTTCCCGCCGATATTGATTACAGATTGAGTCTGACCTAAAATTCGTGACGCCGGAATCTTCGAAAGTCCTGAAAGGATCTTGAAGACAAATGAGAATAACGAATCCATTTGTGAATCAGACAGACCGGAATTTCCGAGTCGAGTAAGCGTCTCGTCTTTTCCAAGGAAAGCTGTTGATTGAGTCGATAAGGTATGCCGAAGCAACCTAAGGAACTCCATCGTCTTATCAGGAGATGCGTCGTCGATTTTATCCGAGGTCAATACCTTAACAGCCATTTCAAACAGTATCGAAGTGACAGACCAAAGTGCCGTGTCGATCGCGACAATTCCCTCATAAACTTTCTCAACCATTGAGATTCCTCTTTGAGAATCCCAGTTCCAACTATTGACCAACCAGTGAACGCGGGAAGAATCTAATTCGGCTCCGGAAATAGAGAAGAGCGGTTCGTTGTAATACTTAGAAAGAGGGTCGGTGGATCGTCTTCTTACTGTGAAACGACTTGCATCGATAACATTTATGAACTCAAGATTTCGAATTGTCTCGGGCATCGGTTGACTGAGAACGTAGTTGGTTTGCGGAATGTCAGATTTGATTCCCCAAAATAGAATCGATCCTTGGTGATCCATTCGGGAACCTCGAATATGTTCCTCAATTTTTCCTCGGAGGTCAAACTCTTCCATTTCATTAAGAAGGATTCGAGAAATGTTTAGTCCTTTTTCACCGGTTTCCTTATTATCCGAATCCCGGTTCGTCTCGATCTCAATCCACTCTCTTGTAGAATCTTCCGCGACCGAGTCGACTATGTTTGCAAGAAACCCGTTCGTTTCATACAACGCACGGGAGGTTCCGGGCATAATCCTCTTCGGGTTTGCGGATATTCCGCTGAGTTTATCTCTACCCATTACGCCTTTACCCGACGCAATGTGCATCAACGTATCGAGTCTTACTACAGCTTCCGATGAATCAAGTCGGGAAACTCCGACGTAAGTTTCGATTCCGTCTTTCTCATAATGTCTTTTTCTTTTTCGGGACATCACCATCTCCCTTCGTTTAATAGCATTTCAAAAAAACTTACTCTATTTTTTAACCCTTTCGCTTGAGGGCCAAACTTTGTTTCTTTTATCAGTCCTGCGAGTGAATCGGGAGCGTCGTCGTGACGCTCAACTACGTCTGAGTATTCGAGAATTTGTTTGATATATTTATGAGAGACAAATTTAGAAAAACGAATCTTATCCCAATTCATCTTTGCATATTGCTGAATTCTAAAATCTTTGTCTCCGGAACTTGTTATTCCCTTACTTGAAATTTCGCGGCGTGTCATTTCTATTTCTAAAGCATCTTCACCTTTATTATTTTCAATAAAGAGTTTAGAAACATGAAGCTGTTTGCAGAGCTTTTCTACTCGATCATAAGATTCCCCAAGTTTAGTTCTCCAAAGTTCACCCGCAATCACATAGAATTTTCCATCACTGGAACCTCCTGCTGTAAAAGCATTAAAGTCTTTCTTCTTTTCTGCTTTTCGAAATGCAGGGTCCCAAAATGCAAATACTTTTATATCTTTTGGAGCTTCTTCATATCTCGGATCACTGAAAATCTGTTCTGCAATATCAAGTGGAATTTGCTGATAAAGTGAGCTAAACCTGGTATCTCCGATACGAGATCTTAACTTTAAAACGTTCTCAATTTTAAATTTCTCAGGCCATAAAGAAGTTCCGTCATCTAAGATTGCCGGAAGACGAAGAACATGCCACTCACCTTTTATCTCGGGTTCAAACAGTTTCACTTTCGAACTCCTTATCCTCTCCAATCAATCTTCCTGTAAGGTCGTTCCTTAGCCATCTTGTATGAACAATCAGAATAATTGCAGTAGGAGAGAGACGTGTCTCGCCAACTGACATAAAGTTCTCTATAATTTTTTCTGAAATGGCTTCAGAGGTTGCCTCTTCGAGGTTTTTGTAAGGATCATCGACGACCAGAAGATCCGCACCATCTCCGTTGAATCCTCCCTTAAGACCTGCACTTAAAACCAACCCATCCTTCGTTGTTTGCCACTCACCGGCTGAACTCATATCAGGACGGACTTTACATTCAGGGAAAACTTGTTGGAACTTTGGTGATTTAACACAATCGCGAACCCAACGTCCAAAGCGGGCGGCTTTCTTATCTGAGTAAGAAAGTAAAATTACATTCTTTTCTGGATGTTTTCCTAAGAACCAAGAAGGAAAGATTCGTGTGCAAATCTGACTCTTTCCCCTTCGTGGCGGCATGTTAATTATGCTTCTTGTAACTTCCCCTCTCTCCATTTTTTCGAGAAGATGAATGATCGATTTTATATGAAGCGGATCTTCAAATTTTGGGTCAATGAAACGCGCAAAAGCTCCTAACGATTCTTTGCCATGCTCTTTTCCATACAATACGCGATCGGATTTTTTGATTTTTGAAAATCGCTTCGTCCCTGCTTCATGGATCGACTCTAATATTTCGCGGTCGAAGGACATTGCTTACCCTTTGAGAGAACCAATTTTTTCGGCAACGCGCGTCGCAATACTCTTGTCCCAGTTTTCTTGGATCGCCTGCGCGACAGGTGGACATTCTTGAAGCACTTCAAAAATTGCGTTTACGATTGTAAGCGGATGCAATCGATCGCCTTCCATCTTTTCAAGTTTCAATTCGTATTCAGAGATATTCTTAAACGCATAAACAGCGTTCTCAAAGCTCGTGAGACCAGGAGCTTTTTTAGAAGTGAGCATATTATACAAAGAGTCGACTATGTTCTTTGTTCTGCTTTTTATCTCAAGGAGTCGATTCTCGGCAAGGATCTCTACGCGTTTTTCAGTCCTTACCACAAGGCGATTGCGTTTATCTTTCCAGGTTAACCCATCCTTGTCTTTTTCCTCCGCCCATTCTTTAACAGTTTTAGCAGTCGTCTTAGTTTCGAATTCTTCCCGAATCTGTTTTGCGACAGCGTTCAATGAAGAACCTGAACCGGAAATCGCATAAAGAAAGAATGCACGTTCTCGAATTGCTGGGAGGGTAGTCATTCAACTTACCTGAGTTCAATCCGGTTGCTCTTCCGATTCAGTCGGAGCGTAGTGAGTGAAGCCTATCGCCTGAAAGAGTCTCTTCATCAACGCATCGTAGAATCTGGTCGTGAAGACAAAGTTCAAGAGCAAGATCACTGCATAATAACCGAGGTCAAGAATGGAGTCTCCCAAGATAAATCTCGCAATCTCAAATCCGATTGCGATCACAGTTGCGAGGCTCAAAACAAATCGAACCTTGTCTCTATGAATGAAATCGTATTTCAAGTAACGAAACATCCACTGACTCAACAAGAGAACGAGAGCGATATAAAGCGGAATGAATAATCCGAAGATTGCTTGTGTTAAAATTTCCATAGTTCCTTTCCTTCTCTTATATAAGATTTTTTGATTTTAAGAACTTCGCCGGGTCCATCGGGTCGGGCCAAGATTGCTTTTTTTCATTCCAAGGCCATACTTCAAAATGTAAGTGTGGTCCCATCGAGTAACCCAGATTTCCAGATCGCCCGATAGTCATTCCAGCCTTCAAGTTTTGGCCGACTGAAACATGAGGATCGACGTGTTTGAACTTGTATTGATTTTTTGTATGAACCCCTACAGCGATTACAAAAGGCGTCCAAGCACGATCTTTGGGAATCTTCTTTGTGCTGATTAAATCTATCCAGGTTCCATTCTCGTATTTGAATCGAACAGGATAGTCTTCATCCTTTGCAAGGATCGTTTTTATGATACAATCCTCCGGCAGTTTCACATCCCGCTCGCCGCCAAGATCAATTCCTAAGTGGAATTGTCTCGAACCCTTTCCGTTAATATTCAAAGTTCTCCATCCGAAAGCTGATGTGATATGAGGCTCATCGACTGGACAAAAAAACGTTTGCTCAACAACGGATGGGAAAGTTACAAGACTTGCGAGAACTGCATCCGATCCGATCCGGTTCGTTTTTACTTGGGATAATACAGACTCGTTCCAGTAATTCTGCTTTTCTTTGATCCTCTCAAAGTTGAGAAAATGTTTTTGAATCTGGAACGAAGCAGACTTTAAAGATTCTAAAATTTGGATCATGATTGTCTTCCCCCTAAAAAACTATTCACTACCGGAATTCCATTTCGTCTTAGTGCGAGGACTGCAAGAACTACAAGAATCAACGCAATCAGAGAAAGAACGATGAACCCGGTCACAGCATAGTAGAGCCACTTGATACCGCTTCCTTCTCCGGCTTCTTTAGAAACCTTAGTAAGCTGAACATCCTTCTTTTCGTTTTCATTCGCACACTTCCGCAAAGCCTCTTTTAGTTGTGCGATCTCTTTTGCGTTTTCGATATTTCTGGCATCACAACGATCCAGTTCCGAAATCGCACGGTCTTTTGCTCCCGGCTTGTCTTCAATAAGAGCTTGTTTTGTATCTTGAATCTGCTTTGAATCCTCCTTTAAAGTTGGAGGAAGAGTTTGGAATACCGTGCAGGTTCCCAAAAACAAAAATAAATAAAGGGTTCTCATTTTGATTCTCCATGTTCTTGAATTGAAATTGCTACATGCTCCGCGTTACCCGCCAGCATTCGGAAATTTTCGACGGTGTTCGTAAACCTTCCGGAAGGGAAAAGAATGTTTAGGAAGATTCCGTTCTTTTGAACCACATCGATTAGGATTTTTGAAAATGCACCAATGGCGGCGGAAGAGATATAATCGACATTCAAAAAAGAAAACGTAAGTCTAACGTTCGGGTATGGATTCGTAAGTCGTGCGCGCACTTCGCTTACGAGATTGAAAAGAAAATCGTAGAACATTTCCGAGTCACGGACTCGAAGGGAATCGATAAATTGGATTGTGGTTATATGCTCTTGTATAAATCGAGCGTCGGGATGAGTATCGGCCTGAATTTGAACGACCGAAATCCGATCCTTTGCGTTCAAACTCTTCGTAATCAGTTTAGAGATCAGACTAAAAATCTGACCGAGTGGCTTCCGATATACGAGTAAGACCGTAAAGAGAAGAATAAAAGTAATGAGTAAAAGAGATAAATGATCAATTTTGTAAAGTGCGTTTAGTTCTTCCATGTTGCCAATAGGCTAACAGAGAATTCGAATACGCACAACGTCGCAAGGTCACGCAAGAGGCCGCAATTTCCGTCGGTTTAAAGTTCTTCGCTTTGATAAAAGTGATCCTGTAAAAATTCTTCGACTCCAATTCTGGAATATAAGATTCTTCCATCGCGGAATTTCCAAAATTTCTTTAACAAACCTTCTCGGCGATAGTAGCTAACTCTTCGAACCGTTCTTTTTATGAGAGCGGCGACTTCTTCAGGGGTCATTGTATCTTCCGGATCTTTCGGAATGGCCGGATCAGTTTGAAGTGGTGCCTTACGTTTCTGTTTCAATTCTTTAATCGGTATGTCTTTGAAAAGGGTTCCGGTTGTCGAATATCCCGATACCTTAGAATTATGTTTAGGTTTATTAGATTTCTGAGATGACGATTTACTTTTTTTGACCATACGGCAGACCAAAACAATATTTTAGAATTGTCAAGCACTATCGTATAATGGATATTTTGCTAATGAAAACTTTACTTAAATTTATTTCTATAACAGCTTTTTTGTTCTCTATTGCAATACTTGCGGATGAGAAAGTTAAAACTTGTATCGAAGGCGATTGCCAAAATGGGAAAGGTAAATTGCAAAATGAAAATGGGGATATAGCGGAAGGTGTATTTAAGAATGGGAGACCACATGGTTTAATAAAAGCATACAGATCCAATAAGCCAGATAAAATTTCCACGATGTATTTTAATAACGGAAAGATAGATACTTCAAAGCCTGTCTCAAGTTGGTATGAAGATGGAGATCATTTTGAAGGATTCTATAATTCAGATATGAATCCGCAAGGAAAAGGTAAGCTAACATACTTGAACGATGAGATTAAGTGTGTTTATGAAGGCCAATTTCATAATGGAAAGAAACACGGTATGGGGAAAGTAAATTGTGAAAACGGAATTTCTGAATCCGGTCAATGGCGTGAAGGAAACAGATTTTTTAAAATCGATTTGGAGTTTGTTTGTCGCTCTTTGGAACGTGTAGACAAATGGGAAGGTGGGACTGTGAACGGAAAATTCACGTTCAGAATAATGCGAAATGGAGAAGACCTTAAGGCGAATATTAAAAAATGGGAAGGAATTCAAATTTTTGAAGATTGGAATGATTTTACAATCGCCGAAGCGGTTTATAATAACAAAAACGTCATTGCCACATTTTTGCTATTTATACCTTCAGAGATGGACAAAACATTCGACACTTTCGTTTCCAAAAAAAGAGAGTTGAACATCGAAGGTCGAGTAATCGGAGTCGCTTATGCTGAAAAAAATTATCCAATACTTTTCGTAGAAAGGGTGCAGTAACAGATTATAAAAAAATAATCGTCTCATTCTTCTGTGAGACGATTATGATAACAAAAGACGAAAAATTAAAAACCCTTCTTTACGAATTCGCGAGGGATTTGAGAAAACAAACTGCACCGCTTAAGTTGCTAATCGACGAGTATCAGAAGAAAATTAGTCGTATTTTTCAGGAAAAAGCCTCTCGAAAAAAACCTTAAAGAGTTTTTGATCTGGACGCCTGAGTTCCAAAATACGTTCAAAGATTTTACGAAGTCCAGACTTATCTATTTGCCTCATAAAAATTCGATCCTTTTCTAACTCTTCAAAACGAATGTGATTTTCAGGGGTAGTATCTTTGAAAATCTCCTTTGGAACTTTTATAGGTCCTTCCCCAAAGATTGTCCAAAAAGGATTATATCCCAGAGATTTCATTATTGCATATGCAAAATCAATCCCAACGGCTCGACTACCATTCAAATATCCACTCAATGTAGAGGCTTCCACATCACCTGCCTTTGCTAATTGATTTTGGCGTAGACCGGTTTCCGATAAAATTAGCCTTAATCGATCCTGTTGTTCATTATTTTTGACATATTCCGGTTGCGAATTTTTCATTGACTTTTGAAAATAACACAAAATCCTACTCGAATGCGAATAGGTGTTTAATTATCGGCTTTTTTTTGCGTCAATCAAGGATATTTTTTGAGACCATACCCTTATTTGTCCAGAGCAAGCAATAGGCTAAAAGAAATAAATATCAGGGTCCGGTTGTTGGAAAATGGATAAAATAGATTTGGAGCAACAGGAAGTTTTTCGAATTTTTTTCAGGGGAACTATCCGATACCATCTTTTACGAGCCAGAGCGGAAGGTCTTTCTTTGGAAACGATGATTCAAAATTGTGAAACTGAAGTTGTATCAACTTACGATTTTCTTTTTTGGAACCGCCTTAATAACTCCTCTATGACAGAATAATCGACCTCTTCGACTTCAAAAAGGATCTCTATTAGTTTTTTTAGTTTTGGATTATGGTGAATCCGATTTGAAAATTCCCACTCGGCTTCAAGTTCGGACCAATTCGAGCCTTCATTTTTATCTAAAAACTTCTCTCCTGATCCAGTAAGATACCAACGAATATTCAAATCGAACTCATGTTCCATTGCTTTAAGTGCGGTTCCAGAAATTCCATGAACCGCATTCATCCAGGAACTAATATTTGAACGTGAAACACCGATACGATTGGCAAATTCCTCCTGTGTCTTCCCGACTGCTTTAAAGAATTCAGAAAAACGCTTCGCTAATAATAATTTTTTTTTGTCGGATTCAGACATTTTTTACTTGATAAATTGTCGGATTCCGACAATAGTAACTTCACTGGTTTAAACCTGTCAGCGAAATAATCGGCGAAGGGACCAGCGGAATCAAGGAGTTTTCATTTTCACCGACTCCAAAAGTTTAAAGGGGATAGCTAATGATTATTCAGAACAGCGAAGAGATCAAACGGGCGATTGCCAAACGAGGATTTCTTCGATTCAAAGAGTGGAGCGATTCCAAGGGACTTAACTATAATTACGCGGTAAAAACTCTCAATGGTCAAGATGCGTATTCGAGCGTTGTCAAAGCGCTCGAAGAAGATAAATTTAAAATCGTTTGGGGAACACCTGCGACCAAAAAGTTTAAGGAGCCTGCATAATGGAACCTATCTTCGCAATCAAGAGCCACCGCAGACGAATCTCCGAATCTGTTCAGAAGATCATGGAGGAAACAAACCAAGTTCCGGAACAGATTCTTCTCACAAGATTATCTATCCTTGAATACTTCGTCGATGATGACGGTCTTGCGGATAGATTCAGTCAATGGGTTCAAAAGAAAAAAATTTCGGAAGGAGGCTTAGTCAATGGCAAACGTAACTAAATTCGAGAGGATCAGGAAACGTTTTCTCTGCGATCATTCCGCAGAATTAAGAGACAAAGGAGTAATCGCACATTTTATTTTTGATCGCTGTTGGAATAAAATTCCGAACGCCCTAATCAAAAAATTGAATTCGGAAGAACTCCTCTCTTATATCAAAATTCACATTCTTCCGGGTGAAGTCGCATCCACAAAGGGCACTTCCAAAAACGAATACAAATCTCTTACTCCGAAAGAACACAAATTGGAGAAATTCGCATGAGCAATTCTTTTTTGAATCATACGTCGTCGGAGTCTCTTTGCTGCGCTACGAACGACTCTCTTCCCCCTCGGCGGAGAATCTTCCGCCGAGGTTCTTTTTCCAGAAAAGGAAACTGTGTGCAGTGGGTGTGGAGTTCAACCAACGATCCTCTACCAATTCGATCTATGTAAGCCATGTTTGGAGAAGTGGTTCAATAAGCTCAGACCTCTACTTGACTCGGTAAGAAATGACCCTTTTAATTGTCGTAAAATTTTTCTTAGAAAACCCTTTCGTCGCGTTTCGTCCAACGCAAGTTGCAAGAAATTTAAAGCGCCCAGAGAAAACAATCTATAGAACGATTCGAATTCTAATTCAATGGCAGTTCATTGAGGAATTCGATGGTCTGTTTATTTTGAATCCTGATTCGATCGAGGGAAAAAATCCGATTCGTAAGTTTTCCGGCACGGGATCGATTGCAATTCTACACCTTCTCTTACCTGGAAAGAGTTTTTATTCAGGCGAACTTCGATTGCTTACCGGTCTTCAATCACTTCAACGTGCGAAGGCGAAACTAACATCTTCCAAATTGATAAGTTCGGAAAACGATACGGATTTATTTGGTGAGAGTTTTCTTTGGCAACTTGCTCCAAAACTTCAAATCAAGTTAGCTCAATCCGTAAATCATTTGCGCGGACTCAGGAGGGTTTATGGAAAATGAATCTCTGATACCATTAAAAAAACCTTATGGTATCAAAAAGCCAAGGGGAAACAAATTACCTCCTGCGATTAGAAATCAAATAAATCCAGTTGAGGGAAAATCCTCACTCCGCTCGATCGCAAAAGCCTATGAGGTAAGTCATCCAAATCTTTCTGCAACAGCCCACGGAGATCGAAATACTTCTCACCTAATTCAAATCTTAGAATTGGAGTTCAAACTTCCCATCGAGGAAATCCGAAAGATCTTTCTAAAGGCAAGAGAAGCAAGACTCGAATTCAAAAAGCTACAAAGCGAAAATGGAATGCGAATTTCGCAAAGCGAAGAAGCACGAACTATTTTAAAAAACATGGGTATAAAGGAGTAATAGGATGACCGAAAAATCGGCCTTAGACGAATACAGAGATGAAATCGGAGAATCCTCCACAGAGGAAGTTTCTCTGATTATTCCAACCACGAGTGAGGTGCAAGAATTTTCGTCCGAACAAAGAAGAACACTTGCACAATTTTATTTAGCGCAAGCGAAGGTAAGCATTTTTCAAACTGCGATTGCCTTAACCGCAATTCGTAACCTCGACCTTTACAAAGATCTCGGTTATGAAAAGTTTTCGGATTGTGTGGATCAAGAACTCGGAATGTCCGGGCGAGTAGCTTCAGAGTATGTCTCCGCCGTTGAAACTTTTGGAATCGGAGATCGTGTTAAACAGATTATGGAGGCGTCTCCTAAACGTTTCCTACAAGCCGCAAAGGAAGTTCGTCAGAAGCAAATGGAAGGTGAAACGCTGACGCTGTCCGACGGAACAGAAGTTACGGCAGAGGAGTTTCTGGAAGAGAGAGTTTCAGCTTTAGAAAATTCTTCAAAAAAGAAAATCAAGTCCCTCGAAAATGAAAATCAATCCATTAAAGCGGAAGCTGAACTTCTTAGAAAGAAACAAGCGAATTTAGAAAAGTCCATCCAGAAAAAGGACGAACAAATCAAAGTCCTTAGAGAATCGAAAGATCTTGATCCAGAAAAACTTTTAAAAATCAAAAATCAAAGAGAAGCCGAAAAGGTCATCGATGAATGTAACGCATCTATTTTAGAAGCGTTGAATCGAATCGAATCAATTCCGGAAGAAGCAAGAAGCGGAGCGTTGGCGATTTATCTTTCTCGGACCGTAGCGACGATAGAGATCGGACTCAAGACGCTGAAAATGAACTGGTCGAGTCATCTCTTCCAAGGTGAGACGAGCGAGTGAAACAGTTAGATCCGGATTTGTTCTACGAATTCTACTCCGCTTGGAGAGATGCACCTTCGAAACACGCTAAAGGCGAAATGATGCGAAAAGCATCGTCGACCTTTGGTCTTTCGGAAGATGCAATCCGAAGAAGATTCGAAAAGTATAAAACCGGATCGGACCTTTCTATCGTTTCAGGTGAGAAAAAAGGAAAGCGAAAATCAAACTTGAATCCGGAAAGAATGGATCTTCGAGAAAACGAAGCTAAGATCATCGCGGAAATCGTTTACTCAAACCTTTCCGGGAAGAATCCAATTCCGCTTTCGATGGAAATCGCAATACGAAAAGCTCGAAACAGCGGACAGATTCATCTTCCTTGGACGATCTCTACCGCAAATCGCTGGCTGAATCGATTAGGTTTAGGACGTCACGAAATGCGGACAGCCGAAGCATCGCGGACGTGGAAAGAACCGTATTCAAATTCCACGCACATGGTGGATGCGTCCGTTGCGAACCGTTACTATCTCAATCCTCGCGGGAAGATCGAACGACGTGCTTTCTTGGATGATAAAGATGAAGAGACCGCAATGTTCAAGGACGGTCTTATAAAAGTTTGGATATATGTTCTTGTAGATGTTTATTCGAAAGCGTTCTTTATGCGTGCTTACGGTGGAAAGCCGCTTACTCCCGGAGCAAAACATCGCGGCGAAAACTCCGTCGACTACCTCGATTTTTTCAAACGGGCATGGCTTCCGAAAGATGATCGTCGGATTCCATTCGAAGGAATTCCAGAGTTCTTATATTGCGACGAAGGTTCCGGATTAAAAGCGGTCAGAACCGCATTGTCTCGCTTAGGGATCGTCATGCGAACTCATACTCCCGGTCGTCCGCAAGCGAAAGGTCCGGTTGAGAGACGAATAGGTCTCTTCAAAAATATAGTAGAACCTGCAATCGATGGAAAGAGATTTGCGGATCTCGATGAGTTCAATGAACTTCTTCGTCTTTACACGATCCACGAAAATCAAATACGCGGAACCTTCGACCTTTGGCATTCCGGAACGAAAATAAAACCGGTCCAACGAATCACTGAACAGAATTTCTATGAAGCGACTGTCGCTTTCGATAGCAGAGTCGTGAACAATTATGGGTGTATCGAATACCGTAATCATTCTTATGGAGTGGCCCTTGACCTCGTTGGACAGAAAATAACTCTCTTCAAAGATCGAGAAGGAAACCTTGTCGCTGAGGATAGATTAGGTAATCTTTATATTTGCAATCCGGATGGTGCAAGAAGCGTTTCACAAGGAACCGGTTTTGAAACTCAATCAGCGGATAATTGGAAGAAGAGCGATCGGATGCGGTTAAGAGAATCGATTCGAGAAGGCGCGAAGAAGCAACGCAAGATTTCTACAATCGAAGATCTTTATCCAGAATCGGAATTAGAGAATCTTCGATATTTCCCGGCAAATGCTATCCCGGTAGAAACATCCGCAACGATCGCACCCGCTGAATTTCTGGATACCGAAACAGCTTGGAGTTACATTGAAAGAAGACTCCTTGCCTATCGTTCTGAAATGCCAGAACAACTTGTCGGGGCAATTCAACAACGCCTCGAATCAAGTATTTCCCTCCGCGGAAGTATCTCAAATCAAGAAGTATACGATCTTTTGAATATACTTAACAACATCGATTTCGAAATCAAAGACAAAAAGGAGAGCGCAGAATGAGCTTCGTTGATACAGAAAACACAAATAAGGTTATTAGAGCAATCAAGCAGACCGTGGACGGTTCACACTGGGAGTGTATCGTAGGACACGTTGGAGCTGGTAAAACATTTCTTTATGAACACATGCTCCACTTTTGGAGAGATTATCCAAATAAATTTCAAGTAATCGAAATGGGAAGATGCTACGAAAGTTTTGATTATAACATCAATCAGGTCATGAAAGTGATGATCTCGGAACTTAGTCCAGACAGAGAAATCCCCGGAAACGCTCATGCAAAACAATTGATCCTCCGAGAGATCTTAACGACAGCTTTCAAAAGAAAGAGAAAGATCGTTCTCTTATTCGATGAGTCTCAAGCTCTCTCTGGAAAACTTCTTAGGGACTTAAAAAAGATTCACGAAATCAGCATTCCCGAAAAAGAAAATCTTTTCTCAATCGTCATGTTTGGGAAGAACGAGGGTCCGTGGCTCCGCTCTCTGATCAAGACTCAAGAGATTGGTTGGAGAATTCGCAAGACGAATTTGGAACCGCTTAAGGACAACGAAGTTCTCTCATTCGCAGAGAGAGCTTTCGAAGTCAAATTCGAGTCCGGGCAGAATGGACAAAAGGCTCGTCAGATTTTTATTCAAAACACTTTCCCAACTCCTCTCGGTGTTAAACATCAAATTCAAAAAATTGAAAGAACATTCCCTGGATGGAACCGCGCTCTTACTTATGAGCAAGCAAAGATAATCTTTCCACAATCTTTTGGAGAAATACTTAAGAAACTTAAGATTACTCAAAGAGATGTGGCGAGAAAAATCCGAGAAAACACAGGTAAAGATTTTAGCAAAGCCGCGATCTCAACCTATCTGAGTGGGGACGAACACGACATTAAGAAATCAAGGCTAAGTCTTGACGGTCACAAGATCACGCTTGAAGCCGCTCTGGATCTGATTAGAGAAGAATCGCCCGGCGATGTAAAATCGGCGGAAGTGCTTCTTCGAACAGTAAACGAATAACGCAATATTTTAATATTGAGAGGTAACATGAAAATCGCAAACCAGGAAGAACACAACGAAGCACTTCAAAGAGTAGCCGAAGTCAAAAAACAGATCTCTGAATTTAAGAAAAATTCAGGCGAGCTTGAAACGGAAATCGATCTCTTAGAGGAAGAGAAGAAAGGTAAGATAGAAGAGTATGATGACAAAATCAAAACTCTGAAAGATCGATTAAAGACTGCTAAGGAAGAACAAAAGAAAAATCTTAAATCACTCGAAAGTGAATTGAAAGATCTTCAGTCTGCTTTGGGCGAGTTCGTCGTAGAACAGGTCGCAGTGTAAAGGGAGGGAAAACGTATGGCGATTGCAAAGAAGAAAAAGGTTGCGAAGAAGAAAGTCGCTACCAAAAAAACGGGAAAGAAGAAGGTAAGAAATCAGGTTCCGCCTGCTAAAGCCATTCCTTCTTCTGCAAGCGGAGTCGCGGTCGACATGACTCCAGAGAATTCAGAACCGAACGAATAGGAGATCATCGTGGCTACAAAGAAAAAGACGAGTAAAAATCCATTAGTCGATTTACCGGATAACAACTACGAAAACCGCGATGACCTCACCCAAGCTGTAGCACAGCTTGGGGAGTTCAAACGCCAGAGAGATCGATTAACGAGCGAAACGGACGACCAAATCAGTAAGCTCCAAAACGATCTTCAGGAAAAGATTTCTCCATTGGATTTAAAAATCCAGCATATTGCGGGCGGAATAAAACATTACGTGGATCACCATAAGGAAGAACTCTTCCCCGATCCGGAGTATAAAACCTGTAAGTTGACAACCGGGTCTTTAAAACTCAGGAACATTCCGGCCAGCGTAAAGACGCGATCTTCCGCAAAATTCTTTGAGAAAATTCTTACGGAAAACGGATTGCTACAAAGGTTCAGTAATCTCGTTACTCGATTAAGCGGAGTTTATCTTCGAGTTAAATTGGAATTGAACAAAGAGCAAATCCTTGCGGAACCGCTTAAAGCAATTCAAAAAATCGGGGTCGAACTCAACGAAGAATCCGAACGCTTATACATCTCTCCTTCCGAAACGGATGTAGAGATCGAAGCAATCGGAGACGCCGCATGAGTAATCGAATTCCAAAGGACGTCCGTGAGGTTCTGGAGAAAATCCAGGACCTCGCCGCGAGCGATAGCAACCACAGCGAAAACGTGGATGAAATTTTTCATCTAACGGATGGGGTTTTAACAAAGTATGCCGAGGCAGAGACGGCTTCCTGAGCTATGAGTAACGAAGAGGGTTCCATTGATATTAAGCGATCGGAGGATATTTGGATCGAGCACTGTGAAAACTTCCTTCGTCGCGGATGGATTCCAAGACGTTGGAATGATCTTCCTGAGTATATTAAGACTGAGAGAATGAAAGAATATTATATTGAGTTGAAGAGGAGAATAGAAAGCAATGAGCGTGCAAAAGATAATTAAAGAGAGTATGTATTGTGATCGATTGGAACATTACTTACGATTCAGAGGGGAGCTGAAACCTTGGAAGGAAGTTCCAGATAACTTTAAAACAAATCGTGTGAGAAAATATTACATAAAGGTTAAGAGAAGGGTTAGCAATATGATAATTCCAAAAAGCACAATAGAAAAATACAGAGCGGTCTCATCCTTACTTTATGAAATCCGTCATGCTCTATTTTTTACGAAGATCAGAAAAGAGGATCGAGTTTATTTAGAAAATTATAAAGTTCCTCTTGAACAGGAAAGGTCCGCTCTTTTTAAAGCGATAGAGACGGATCAAAAATTCTTAACAGCTTCAGAGTTTTGATTTTTCAAAAAACAATTATGAATAAAGAAAAACAGAATAGCGATTTCATTGATGCGTATAATCTACTTGATTCAGATCTAACAAAGGCGATTCAAACGCTCTCAGAACTCGGCTGGTCATTTGAAGAGTGGGAATTCGAAAATGATACTTGGAGAAAGAATGTATGAACACAGTCAAAAATCCAGAGCAATCTTCTCAAACTTTGTCTTCGGAAGATTTCATCGATACTCTGCGAGATTGCAAATTTATAAAGTTAGGTCTCAACCACGTTCTCAATGTCATTGATCATCAGCTCGACAAAGGCAATGGATTTCAAATCGATCGACCAACCGCAGATGTTATAAAGTCCGTTTATGCTACTTTGCAAAGCCGAATAGAGAAACTGGAACGAATTGAATATCAGACCTTCAAAGAATCATTATACGTCAGAACGAGTCCACCATCAAGGAAAGTCTTATGAGTTATTTTGAGATATTCGAATTGATCCTTGGTTACACTTTATTTTGGACTGTATTGTTTTGGATCTGCATTACTCCATTAATTTTTCTTCTTTGGTGGTTGGTCTTTCGTGTTTTATTTCAAGAACCGATTAACATCAAAACCGATGTTAACTATCAATCGGAAGAGAAGTCAGGGGGTAACTGAGATGATTAAAAGTTTACTTTCACCATACCAGGAATTTAAAGCGCAAATATTAGAACGTCCGATCCTACTTTCTGGTAAATTGGTTTGCGAAACACTTTACGGAAGGAAGACTCAGACGCGTCGGACTTCGAACCTGAAGTCTATAAACGAAAATCTAAATGAATGGGAACTTATAGAAACGAGCCATGAGCATAATCAATCAGGAACTTATTTTTCTGCATTCTTCATGAACAAAAAGAATGGAGAGCGAAATTTTGTTCGCTGTCCTTTCGGATCAAAAGGCGATTTCCTTTGGGTAAGAGAAACTTGGCGTGTTGGTGCATGGGACGTTTCCACTAAATCAATCGCTGTAGATTATAGAGCAGACAACTTTGCGAGACGTGAATGGATTCAAATTTTTGATGAATCCAGATTCAAAAAACTCGTTGAGCAATCGATCATCGATTCGGAAGAAGAAGGATTCTCCACATACGGAATCAACGAAGGTTTCAAATGGGAACCTGGTCAATCTCCCTGTCGTTGGCGTCCGTCCCTGTTCATGCCGAAAGAATTCTCACGCTTAACTCTCGAAATCAAGAATATTCGAATTGAAAGGTTACATCAAATTTCCGAACAGGATGCCGAGAACGAAGGGATACAATTCTTACGAGAAATTCCTGATGCAGATGAGACTTTGTCTGCTCGTGATCTATTTGAAGTTCTTTGGGAAGATAGAAACGGTCGCGGTAGTTGGAAAAAGAACCCGTGGGTTTGGGTTATAGAATACCAAACTTGGGAAGACGAATTGCCGTATTGAAATGATATAAAGGAGATTCAACAAAACAATGGAATCCACGAAAGTATCACCAATTTTAAGAGTTTTCAAAGTTTATCTTTTTGATGGAGCGTCAGCGTTTATAACTAAAGATCCTGCGTTGATCGCTGATGTTATATCGGATTCTGAGCCTGGTGAAGATTTAATTCGGATCGAGGTCATAGAAATGACTGAACATGAATACGTGAATCTTCCTGAATGGGACGGTCCTTAGAATGAATGAGATTACATTGAAGTCCTCATTTGAAGTAATCTTAGGTCAGAAACGTGAAGACTATTCTGATGAAGTTAGAAAAGAACGTTGGAACCATTGGAAGAACCTTGCCTCCAAAAAAAAACAGTGGCTTTTGAAAGTTTGGTCAAACGTTGCAGGTTGCGAGGGCTGTATTCACTTAAATAAAAAGGAAGCATGGTGTAATTTCCAAGGATTGCCTTGCACTGTGAACCCGATTTTTTCTTTCAAAAACGGCTTACCTGGAATGGCCTGTATGGGTGTGGGTTATGATAATGGATTACTTCCTGGAATCAATTCAACTGAAGACGATAATCTTCCGTTCTAATAATTTAGAAAGCGAAGGGATAAAAGAATTGAAAATAAAAATGGAGTTCAATTAAACAAATGAAAGCCAAGGACACTCCGAAAGAATCAGAACTGCTTAAGTATGCTTCGATCATAATCAAAAAACTTCGAGAAAGTAGCAATGGTGGAAAAGGCATTTCTCAATCCGAATTAGGACGGCAGATCAATGAGAGAGATATAAACAGACCGCAAGGAATAGTAAAATAATGAAGGATACTATTGAAGAAGATAAAAGAAAGCAACGTTTGAAACAACTATTTGCCGTTGGCCGTAACATAGGATATTCAAAAGAAAACCTTGAAGAGATAAGCTCTTCATTAGGAATGGGTGGCAAATTGAGTAAACTTTCCGGAATTCAAATTCAAAGGATTCTGAACTCTCTCAAAAAAGGACATCCGGGAGCCTTCAGAAGGCCACAGGAAAGAGATAGGAAGAGATCTATCCCAAAGTCACAGATGTTCTCAATTCCTTCTGTAGACCAAAAAGAAATGACCGAAATACTTCTTTCCCAGATAAATAAAATCGCACCATATAAGATTTCTTTGGAATCAATGGCTCAGAAAACCTTCAAAACTTCTTCCGAAAAACTTTCCTTTCATCAATACCAATCTCTGATAGAAGCTCTTAAATCGATGAAATTCAGATTCGAAAGAGATTCATTCCTTAGAAAAGATTCTCAACTTTGA